ACACCCTGTTGCTGAAGAAGCAGTTGTAGTCGAAGAGGCTCCAGTAGCCGAATAGTAGGCAAAAATGTCCCTAACAACAATCGCAGATGTTTCGGAAGATGCCCTCAATCTAAAAAATATGATGGATGGCATTATTTCTCGTATCGAGACTGTCTTCCAAACATACAATGTGCCACTGCCTACACGCCGTTATTGGACAATGGGTGAAGTTGCTGTTGACTGCGAGCAAGTTGTTGTGAACTTCCTACAGATGTACTTAGGTACTCCAGGTGATGAAGCATCTACCCCTCAGCGTTGCCATGTGCCACGCACCGCATCTGTAGTTATCAGTATTTCAAGACCAGTGGCGACTGTAGGACAGAACGGTAGACCGCCTAGTGGCGACAAAATCACCGAAAGTTCTTACTCTTCTGCTATAGATGCTTGGGTTTTGATGGAGTGTATCCGCGAATTTGATATGTGGGATGACTCTGGTTATGGCTTGGGAGTAATTGCCACTATTGACACCTCTGGTCCAGAGGGCGGTTTCCAAACTGTCAATATGCAACTAACGCTAGCGGTGCCATAATGCCATACGGCTTACCTGACAGTTGGGGTGCTTGGGCTGCCAAAAAAGCATTTAGTCAAATAAAAGGCAGTGCGTCAAGGGGGCTTCGTGCTGGTGGCGGTGCCACTTCCACTCACTATACATACAAATTTAGCCACCTCAATTTACATAAAATAAAACTTGATGCGTACACAAAAACTGCCAAAGGTCCGCTTTGGGGGATTCTACAAAGAAGAGGAAAACTGGCAGTTGCTTTAGCCAAGAGGCAAGTAGGTGTAGACACTGGTCGACTAAAAAACTCTATAAATATGGAGCATAAGACCGTTCGTTATGGACAAGAACTGAGAATAGGTTCTAAAAATAAGATTGCCTACCTACATCACGAGGGCACCAAGCCACACTTGATTGTCCCAAAAAATGCTCCTCAACTTGTGTTTATGAGTAAGGGTAGAGTTATTCGCACTCAGATGGTTAGACACCCAGGAACCAGACCAAATCAGTACCTATCTGACCAACTTTTTGTATTCCAAGACCTAGGCTCTATTTACACTGGAAAGTCGTTCCCCCCAGTCAAATAGCCTAAATCATTAGTTTTTTTATAAAGTAAAATAGTCATAGGTTGAACCTCAATCTAATTACACATTCACAAGAAAGACTATACAGATATGGCTAGATTCAAAGACTTTGGAAACGGTGGAAACGCTGGAGACAAGACCCCCATTTCATTCAAACTCTGGGACAAAGAGTTTCACTGTGTTCCAGTAATTCAAGGAAAACTACTACTTGAAATTGTTTCAGACTCTACCTCAGAAGACGCATCAAAGTCTGCTCAGGTTATGGAAAAGTTCTTCTCTGCTGTACTAAAGCCAGAGAGCAAGAAAGAGTTTGACGCGACTCTCTCTGACCCAGAAAAAATTACTAGCCTAGACACCCTTGGCGAAATTGTTGGTTGGTTGATGGAAGAGTACTCAAGCCGCCCAAAAGAGCAGTCGACGGACTAACGGAGTGGGCGGTCAATCTATGGCCGTATGTAAATGGGAAAGCGCTAATGAGTGGTCTACAACTTTCGAGCATGGAAGCAAGCGATATGCTCGATGTCATTCATTATCTTTTTGAAGAAGATATGCGTTTTGCTTCGGGAGAGCAAGCGGAAGCCGTCGGAAAGTCTAGAGAAATTCTCTATAAACAACTTTACGATGTTGACTATATTTTCTCAGGCTCCAATAGGTCTTCTAGGTCTAATAGCGGTAAGTCTTTCGACGATTTTGACAACTTACAGCCCTTTGACCCGAAGAAGAAAGTAACAAAACCTTACATCCCTCCTACCCAGTTCGACCCCGATAGTGGACTACCGATGAGTGGTAATGGATTACTAGAAGCGCCACTCAACTAAGGAGGTGAGACAATAAATGCCAGTAGTTGGTGAAGCCCATATTATTGTTAGGGCTATCACTACCAATGTTGCTAAAGACATCAGAAATGGTTTCAATGGCGTAAGTGGTAGTGGTGGTAAGAACGCACAAAAAGCGGGTGAGGCTCTGTCTGATAGATTCAGGCGTGGCTTCAATAAGGGTTCAGAAATAAACTTCCTTAAGGGAATTTCCCAAGGCTTACAGGAAATGAATCCTGCCGCCGAACAGGGTTATAACTTAATTAATGAGTTAGTTGTAAAAGGCTACAAGGCTTCAACTATGGCTAGCGTTTTGGCTGGTTCTCTCGGTGTAGTTATTGGCTCTCTCGTCTCCTTAGTTGGTGCCGCTGCTGGTGCTGCGATGTCTCTGACTGCCGTAATTGGTCTATTCATATCAATGAAGGCTGCTACCGCTGTAGCCAAGTTTGCTATGGAGGGAATTAGTGAAGCAGTTCAGCAAGCAACTGCCGCACAAAAGACTCATAAAGATACGCTCCGAGATGTCAGAGAAGAATTACAGCAACTAAAGTTTGATGCTGAAGATGCCGCCCTCGCCGAAGAGTCAGCGGCTATTGCTTTAGAAAAGGCTCGCGAGGGTCTTGCTAGAACAGCGGACCTACCTACAGATTCTCGCGCTCGTCGTGAAGCAGAACTTGCCTATAAGCAAGCAGAACTAAATTATCGTCGTGCTAAAGACAAAAGCGCTGACCTAAATGAAGAACTCAAGACGGGGGCAAAGGCTAGAGCCAAGGCTGCTGCTAAAGACCCGTACGCCAATCTCACCGCTACTCAAAAAGGTTTTGCTAAGTTTCTTGTAAAACTACAACCTATATTCAAAACTCTTAGAGAAGCCGTGGCTCAGGGGTTCCTGCCAGCACTTCAAGAGGGACTGAGCAAACTAATCACATCTGGCACATTTGATGAAATCTTCAATGGCATAAAAAGTATTGGTTCCGCTCTAGGAGAGGCAACTAAAGTTCTCTTTGATTTCTTCTCCTCTGCCGAGGCTGGGAAATATCTAAATCAAATCTTCCAAATGATTTCCGAAGTAGTAAAAGAATTTGGACCTATTCTTTCTAAGTTCTTCAAGGCGTTTCTAAATATTCTCTCCGCATCTTCTCCTATTGTCCTCAGGCTTGCCAATTTTATATCCAAGATGCTTGATGATTTCAATGGGTTGTTGGATAAAACTGGAGATGTAGGTCTCCGTAAATTCTTTATTACCGCCGCTGATATGGCTGGCAAATTTGGCAAGATTTTTGGCAATATCTTTGGTGGCTTTGCCAAGATTGTTATGGCTAACTTTGGTCCTGGCACTGGTGGAGACTACCTACTCAACTGGCTAATTGAGGCTACGCAGGGCTTTGGCACTATGGGCAAGAGCGGTGGAGAACTTAAGCAGTTCTTCAACGATGTTGCCGTAAATGCTAAAAAGATGTTCAGTGGTATTGGAAGCATCATCAAGCAAATCGTAATGATTGGTGCTGACCCGAATATCGGTGAGTTCTTTGTAAAAATTAAAGAGGCTGCCCCATCTTTCAGTAGCATCTTAAAAAAGGCTGGACAGGCTCTACCTACCGTCGGTGAGTTGATTGTAAAAATTGTTCAAATTATTGACAAACTCACTGATAACGCAGCGATTGACAATTTCTTCAAAACTTTGGTTGCTGGTGCAGACATATTCCAGAATATACTTAGCAACCCAGTCGTTAAAAGCGTAACGAAGTTCACTGGTCAAATCCACGCGGTAACTCTCGGTGTGATGGAAATTGGTAAAAAGGCTGGACCAGTATTTGACTTCCTACAAGTCAGCGTTGAAAGAGTAACTGGATTTTTTGGCACAGCACAAGAAGTAATTACTGGCACAAAAGAAGCGTTCGGCACCATGGTGACAGTGAACGCTGGACTTAAGGGTGCTGTCAAGAAGACAACAGATAGTTTCAAGGCGGCAGCAAAGATATGGCCTAAGTTTACAAGTGGAATCAACCAAGCCAGAGACTACACTGGATTGCTATCTAAGAAAACTGGAGCGTTTCTAACAAATGCCACCGAAGGCACTCGTAAACACATTGCTAGCAAAAACATACTTATTAGCGGTTATGGTCGCCTAAAACTTGCCATTGAAACCACTGCCCTAAGATTCAAACTCTTCAAGGCTGGTGCCATAAAAGGCTTCACTCAAATGATTGCCTCTCAAAACAAGGTTATCGCTGGGTTTGGAAGAATGGGTCTGGCTATGATGATGGCTAACCCTATTCTCCTTATCATCGGTCTAATTGTTGGTGCGTTTGTACTAATGTACACAACCAATGAGAAGTTTAGAAAACAGATTGACGCTGTATTCAAGCCAGCCCTAGAAGCACTGGGCGAGGCTTTCCGAGTAATTATGCTTGCCCTACAACCAGTAATTCTTGCTTTCCAAAAACTTATGTCTGTACTATTCGGTGGCTCCGATGGTAAAGGCGGACCTCTAACTATGTTCTTTGTAATGCTGGCTGAAGTGGTAAGTATGCTTGTCCAAGCATTGGCTCCACTTATTGCTGACCTGATTTCTAAGTTGATGCCAATTGTAGAGATGCTCATAAATCTGCTAATCCCTATTGTGGAAATATTTATGAAAATACAGATGGCTGTTATGTCTCTACTAGCCCCTGTACTTAAATTTGTTATTGAGATAGTTGTACAACTCATAAAGACGCTAACTGACTGGCTAATGCCAGTTATCGACGCAGTTATGGCTTATTTGATGCCTCTATTCCAATTCTGGCAACAAATGATTGAACTAATTGGTGCTTTCTTTGAGGCTCTGTTCTCTGGCGACTGGGATAAATTTGCTATGGTATTCCGCGACCTAGGTCAAGGAATCGTTCAGTCTTTGGCAGATATGTTCACTGGATTGGTAAACCTAATTGTGGCATTGCTTAACCTACTAATAAAAGTAATGACTTTAGGGCTTAGACCTTTATTTGACATAGTAAAAAATGTTAGTGGCGGTGCAATTGACATCAATGCTTCTATTGATAAGGGTCTAATTCCTAATATGCCACCTATCGTCGTGCCTCAGTTGTTTGCTGAGGGTGGTATCGTCTCACCATCTGCTGGCGGAACCTTAGGTATTGTTGCTGAGGCGGGTAGACCAGAGCGTATTGAGCCACTTGACCCAGACGGTCTATCTAAGAGAGACAAGGCAATGATTGAAATGATGAGTGGTGGGGCTGCTGGTGGAATCAATGTCACCGTAAACGGTACTCCTGATATGGATGTCAACGCTCTTGCTGCCGAAGTAAGTCGAAGACTTGCTTTCCAAATGCGTAAAGGTGCTGCTTACTAATGGCTACTGTATATAACTTGCTAACTAATCCGTCTTTCACTTCAGGCACCACTGGGTGGAGTGGGTTGGCTATTAGCGGTGGAACTACTCCGACTATAGGTACCGACACTAGCGACCCTTTATACGGCACTGGGTTCTCAGCAAAAGTAACCTTTGCCACTACTAGCCCGTTTAGCGGTCTAATCACAGATGACTCCTACAGAGTTGCTGTAACTGGTGGGCAAAAATACACACTTTCTGCCTATGTAAAAGTCCCTATCGGACAGGCTTCTTCTGAATTCAAGTTAAGGGCTTACTTTTACACTGCCTCTACTGGTGGCTCTAACACAACTTTAGACTCAGCGCCTACAAAGATTACCTCTCACGACGGTTGGGTAAGACTGGTATTTACCTTTGAAGTGCCAACCTCTGCTGCCTACACCCACTTTAGGGCTTTCATTTTTAGAAGCACCTCTACTGACCCAGGAGTTGGCTACAACTTTCTAGTAGATGCCGTTCAATTCCAAACTGGTTCTGAAGCCACATCTCTTATTTATGACCAAGGTCAAAAGACCAAACTCGTAGACAAGGCTCTTACCAATGTCTACATTGACCACCTAACTGGTATGAAACTCAAGGCGGATATCCGTCTTGGGGACTTTGTATTCAACCGCATTGACGAGTATGGCGTGGTTTGGGTTATTAGTGATGTCGAGGGTTGGTGGAATCTGCCTCAGGTAGATATGCAAGATTTGCCTCGCGGATGGGGAGATGGCTCTTACACTACATACGGTAGATATGGCTCTAGGCAACTAACTCTTACTGGAAGTTTTATTCTTCAAGACACAGACACTCAACTTGAAGATGCGAGAGCGCGTTTAATAAACGCAATTAATCTTGTGAAAAAAGACGCTTGGCTTATTCTTGACGAAGAAACCCCTAAAGCACTGAGAGTCAGACTAAGTGGTACTCCTAGCATCTCTACCGTAAACCCTAGAGGTAAGACAGACTTCTCTATCGGTCTAGTTTCCGCTGACCCAATCAAATACAAGTGGGCAGACGCTAGAGGCGACGGCTACGCCCTGTCAACAGCAAACTCTAATGCTGAAGTAGTGACCATCAGAAACGAGGGAAACACTCCAGTCGGTGCTGTTTTTGAAATTATCGGACCAACCACTGGACCCGTTTCGCTATTCAATAAAACTTCAGAGCAACTTATTGATGTCATCTACAAACTAAATAAGTACCGCACTTACACCGTCACTGGTGCCCAAGTTTCTGACGGAAACTTGATTTTTACTACTAATACCGCTCACGGTCTATCCGCTGGGGAAGCGGTAGATGTTCTAAATGTCGTCGATATTTTTGACATTGCCAATGTCGTGACTGCCACTGCAAACACCCTAGACATTACAACCACGGTAAAGCACAATTTCTCTCCAAATCAGAACATTTATTTGACTGGAATTAGCGGACTAAGCGGATACGCAAACATAACTAACGCCGTGTACTACATAACCACCGTTTATAAAGGAACAGATGACTACAAACTTAGAGTCACTAAATCTGCCCTAAACCAGCCGATAGCGGCAGGTCAAAATGGTGTATCCACTTCTAAGTTCAGCGTATGGGCTAACACATCGGCAATATCTTTTGATGGTGGAAATAACATCGCTACTGTAGAGACTTCAAATACTCACGGATTTACCATCGGGGACCAAGTTGTAATCTCTAACACAAGTGCTATCTATGATGGGACTTTTGTAGTTACCGCTACTCCGTCTACAACTTCTTTCCAGTTCAATTTGTTCGAGTCCCAAGATATCGAGCCAATTACTTACTACGAGTCTTCGCTCTCCCTTGGAACAATTAGATACGCGACTACCCTAAGTGCTCAAGTAGATGACTACATAACTATCAACGGTCTAAATGAAGACTTCAATGGAACACATAAAGTTGTAAGCGCCAACAGCACAGCCATAACATTTAATAAGACTTTCCCTTCTGCCACTAGCAACACAGCAAGCACCACAGGCACAGTTTTTGTCTCCGAACTGAGCGATAGGGCTTCTGCTTCATACACTAGCGGTAGGGCTTATTACGGAAATATCTATAATGGATATCACGATGTTTCTTATGTCTCTCCGTCAACTCCAAAAAAATTCAATGTAGTGAGACCTACTTACTATCCAAATGTGGCAAACGCAACTGTAGCCACATATGATGACGCCACCGTTCCTCTAGCAAGGGTTTACGCTGAAACGCTAAGCATTGACACTTATACAAGAGACATCGCCCTAAACGGCGAGTTGGGCGGGTATCGCTCAAAACTTGACACCATTGTTGACTGGATTGAACTTCAACCTGGCGACAATGAAATTACATTTGAGGATTTGAATAAAAACTTTGTGTCATATGTTGCTTACACAACAACTGGCAACACTGCCACTATAACTACAACCTCTGACCACAGTTTTGTTGTCGGTTCTCAGGTAAAACTTATTGGTCTAAATACAGTTGCTGGTGGCTCCAATGTATTTGCTAACGCTTCTACGGCTACTGTGACAGATGTCCCTGACACCAAGTCATTTACTTTTGTCCCCACTAACTATTCTGGTGCCTCTAACATCAATAGCACCCTAGTAACCTCTGGCTATATTTATGAAATTAGCCCCGCTTATGTCAACATCTACTACCGCTCAGGTTGGATTGGGTAATGTATAATAGTCCTAAAGACAGATACATAGTTAGGTAGTTATGGCAGAGAACGCAGTTACATACAGGTACTTCGTTACCAACATTGTCACTAATCAGGTAATCGCTGAGTTGCCCCTAACTGGTGTGTCCTATGAGAAAGCCGTAAAAGACGCTGGCTCATTTTCAGGCACTCTAGCCTTGTCTCAGGAGACCGAGGGGATAGATGTCTACAGTGCCACTATGCCAGGCAAGAACGCAATTTATGTACTACGCAATGGCGAGTGCGTTTGGGGTGGACCGATTTGGACTAGAAGTTATGATGTCGTCAGTAAAAGCATAAGCATCAGTGCTAATGAGTTCACGAGTTATTACCAGCACCGCAAGATTTGGAAGACTTGGAACCTCACCCACAGCGGAACTTTAGTTTATGTTGACCCAGACAATTCTTCTCAACTAATTGTTGAACTCAATGCTGATACCAAAGACACGATTGATATTGACGAGGGCGTTGCTGTAGAACTGGCTTTCACAGATAAAAAGGGCTATAACCTAAACGGACACTTTAGAGTAAACGATACTTTCCGCAATGCCACTCAGATTACCGTCGACAAAGAGGCTCTTCAGTGGAATGTGTTTGGCGTAGACCACACCTTTAAGACTGTTGGTGACAAACTTACTGTAGCCAAGAGACAAGTAAAGGCTGGTAGCAAAGAAGTAATTATTACTACCGACAATCCTCACTTACTTGCTGAGGGCGATGAGGTGGCAATTAGCAAACTTGAAAAAGAAGTTCCTGTTGCCACATACAAAACTTATAAAACCCTTTCTACCGAGTACCCGGTCGCTGCGCTTGCTTCCACATCTACTCTTTTTAGGTATGGAACTGCTACAAACGGAAGTTTCACAATAACTGGGATGGACACAAAGGGCATCTCAAAGGGTGCAATTATCACTCAGCAACCTCACCCCACATTGTCTAGTGATAAGGCTGGTGTCATACCTAGCACTGCAACTTTTACGGCCACTGTAACCGCCGTCACATCTACTAGCGTCACATTTAGTGCCTACAATACTGGTAGTAGCACTAATACTCCAGCCTCCAGAAGCGGCGCTGTTTTCCTGAAATTTGAAAACAAAAAGACTGGCTACGGATTGTCTTACAATTCAGGAAAGGGTGAAATTACTTACACCATACAGCCTAAGGATTACTCGTGGAAAGGTAAAATCAAGGCTGGAACATACATCATTACTAACGGTATCAAGGCTTTTTCGGGGGCATCAGAGGACCCTTTCTTTGGAAAACTACCAGATAAGCAGACAACTTATGACGCTGGAACCGTTACTAACGGTAATGATGTCATAACCATAGACAGTACATCTGGTCTTATGGCTGGGTATGTCGTCGAAAAGCAGTCTGGCACTGCTGTTTTTTCTGACACAGAGATTACTGAAATATTAAACGGTACTCAAATAAAGGTGGCAAAGGCTCCTACTGGTAGTGGTACTTTGGTTCTAACCATAAGAAAACTAAGTTTCCATGTTGTAGACAAGATTATTAGCGCAGATTCGCCAAAAGATATGTACTCCTACTACAGCCTGAGAAACGGCACTGATTATGTCGGTGTACCAGCGATTCAATTCCAAAGGAGTATTGGTAAGTACAATATCTACCCGTACAACCCGCCAACGGTTGACGGAACATTCAATATCATCGACATTGATACCCACGAGTTCGACTACACCAAAAGCCCAGCAGCCGTCTGTGCCAATGGAAATGGTCAGCCAGTAATCAAGGTCATTGACCGAAAAACTTTTGTTGTCAACTCTTCCTGTGAGGCAAAGTACGACAACACCAGCACTAATCAAGATACAGCCACCATTGCTTGGGATGGTAGATACCAAGCAACTATGTATACCCACACTGACACTTATGAGCAGGTTCGCTATTTCTTGGGCAAGGTACACGAAGACTTTGTCACAGTAGACGCAAATAACCCGTTCCTAGGAAACTTGGAAAAATATCAAATTAGAACTGCTAAGTATGACCCAGCAACAGATTTGGCCACTATCACTACTGGATTTCAGCAACCTGTGTATAGTAAAAGATTCTACTACGATGCTAGCGCTGCCAAAATCAAAGCAAGAATTGACTTGTACAGCGCTTACAGCCAGTTTGATGCCACTGCCGATGTCGGTGAGTTAGTAAAAATTACTGGCTCTGATGATTCAATCAATGGAAGTTTCTACATTGATGGCATTGACGCTGGTAAGTCTCACATAAACTACACGCTACCTGCCTCAGAGCAAGACATAGACCAATACTCTGTGCAATCAGCAACTGGTGATGGAACTTACATTACTTATACTTCTAGCGGACATAACATCAGGGTTGGTCATATTGTCACTGTCGCTGGGATGATTACTGGTACTGGTACTGGCTCGCTAAATGTCAGCAATTCTCTTGTAGTTTCTGCTACTTCCACCACTTTTAAGGTTGCTGCCTCTATCACCGCTTCATCTTTAGGTGGCACTAGCGGTACCGCATACACATCTGACAGGTTGATTCTTGAAACAAGGCTTCCACCCAACTCATCTGTAATTACTTTTGGTAGCCACGACCTGAGTGCTGGCAATAACTTTGAATTGGTGGGACTTTCTAAAGAGAACTACGACGGTGTTTGGGAAGTCAATTCTGTACTAGATGATGTTACTTTCACCTACAAACCTAAATTTGAGTCGCTAAGAATTACTGAAGTAAAACTTGACTATGTCGGTGGAGAATACTTAGTAACGGCAAGACTGTCTAAGAAGCCTAATTTCAAGAGTTATTCATACATACCTAAGAACACAAAAATTAGTGTTACTGGTTTAGGTGCTCCTTATGACAGTCCGACCACTCCTACTCCTTCATACTGGACACTCAACGAGTACTACGAAAAGAAACTTAGTAATGGCAAAATTGCCTACTATTTCACATACAAAATTAGTGGTGGTTTTGGCACGCTCCAAGTTCACCCTTTCAGATTAGTTGACTATTCTCAAAGAAAATATGGCACCTCGTACACGGTCTCTCAGGCTGGTTATGTGAGAGAGTTGACTGGGACAAAAGGCAATCAGAGTCCAAGCGGTAGAGGAATCTCTACATTTACCACGAGTGCTAGCCACACATTCAGTGTCGGTCAGAAAGTAGTTATATCCAACATCGGTGGCGAGTTCACTCAAAAAACTGGCAATGCTAATGCCTATTCTGAGTATGCGGTGACCGTTTCTACAGTACCTAGCGGAACCACTTTCACGGTGAGCAACGAAGATGTACAGCAGAACGAAAGCCTTTGGAAGTTAGTTAGCGGTCAAGACAATAACATTGGAAAAGCCAACACAAGCATCACTCCAACCAGTGCCACCGTTGTGGCATATGACGGTGCCAGACAGTCTGACATCTATGCAACTCTAAAAATTGATGACTTGCCAGATTTGATAAATGCCTCTTCTATAACCACCAATGTAACTGGAAAAGCATTTAACGCTAAGACCAAGACTGTGTATCTAAAGGTGACTTCTGACGAGGGCTTTGTTGCTGGTCAGAAAGTAATTATTACAGATGTAGATGACTACAAAGAAACTATTTTTGACGGTACTTACACAATAGTTTCGTTTGGAAAAGTAGACAATGTCTGGCAACTTACATATAAGTCCACAAATAAGACATACAAAAAGAACATTGGAACTTTTGACACCAAGAACAATCTCACTAAGTATGTGAACGACACCTCTGCGTCTCCAGGTAAGGCTACTGTAGATGCCGCTATCTATGTAGGTAGTTATGGTTCTTATATGCAGAACTCAGACATCGGGCTAGAGTTCTCTACCTATGAAAACTCTGGGAACTACCAAAGGGTTCCGTCTTACAGAGGTCACGAACTAAAAAATGTTGGTGAGTACTTATCCGAATACTCTGATAAATACATCGTAAAACCCAACAGCACAAAAATTATTAGAAACATTTACGGCTTCGAGTACCGAATTGACTGTGTCTACGACCCAGCAACTTCATCATTTAGAAGAATATTCAAGTTCTTACCAATCAACTACCCTAACGCCCCTGTACATGGAGAAGTATCTCCGCCTAGCAGGTTTGGTGCCGATAAGTTCGTATTTGAGTACCCAGGTAATATCAGTAGCGTATCGCTAGAAGAGTCTGCTGAAGAGGCTTCTACTAGATTCTTTATGGTTGGTAGCGATGGTGGAACTGGTACAAGCGACGCCTCTAAGTCTTACATTGGAGTTGCTCAGAAGTCTTTGATAGCGGATGCTTGGCCGATGCTTGACGCTACCGAATCTAATGACAAATTAGACTTCCTAAATGAGATTTCTGAAAATGCTTACAGGTATCTAAATGAGACTAAGCCGCCGTCTGGAGTGTTCCAAATTGGCGTTGTTGGAAATCTAGACCCGATAGTCAACACATACCAGCCTGGCGATTGGTGCAGTATTATAGTTAATGACAAGTTTGTACAAGACAGACTGTCTAGCGACCTAGAGCCTAGAAATGATGTCATTGTGAGAAAGATTCTTTCGTATAGCGTTGATGTCCCAGACGCACCATCGACTCCTGAGTCAGTGTCGCTAAGTCTTATTACCGAGTGGGATGTAGATAACCGTGGCCAGTGATAGAAGTAGAAGATTTAGGTCAATCACTGGGCGTATTGCCTCCATTGACAGTCGAGTTGGTTCTATAGATAGAACAATTCAAAATGTTACTGACGGATTGGGCAGTGATTCAGTTTCGGCTGACTCTATACTTAGCGATTCTATTGGCTCTGACGCCCTACAAATTCAATCCATTACAGCAGATAAGATAGCCCCAAGCGTTTTTGAAACTGCTTCTTCTGGTGTACAGAGGGTGCCAGCCTCTCTAAGTTCGGTTGCTTATTGGGACTTAGCCATTTCTGGAAACATAACTGGATTCCAAGACGCCTACTTCTCCAATAAAGAGAATAAAAATGTCTCTGTTTCTAGCGAGGGAATTAAGTTTAGTCCTGAGAGTAATACTCAGGTAATAGTCTCTACTGCTGAACTAAAAGAAGACGGTTTAGTAATTCTAGAAACTAGAACTACTCACGGTTATGAAATTGGCGATTACATCACAATAACTAACCTAGGCTCACCTCTAGATGGCGAGTGGGTAATCACAGATGTGCCATCTATCACCTCGCTATGCTACACATTGACTCAGTTTGAAGAACCCAACACGAATCTAACTGAGACCGCCTATGTAACTGTGGGTGGAGACCTAAACGACGATGGTGGCGGTTATCAACACAGAGTTGTTCAAAAGTCAGTTGTCAATGGGGTAGTGACTTTAGTTCTAGTAGACGACCAAGATTCGTCTCCATCATATGACGACCACGGATTTGGCGTTGGCTACATTGTAAATGTCAGAGGTCTAGGCTCTCCTTACGATGGCGACCAAAAGATAACTGCCATACCAGACGACCAAACAAACGCAATTCAATACTCCATAACTAATAGAACTATTGCTAGTTACACTCCTAGGGTTGTGCTCAAGTCTGGTTGGGGTAATGGCGACTTTATAACTTACGATGTTGCCAGTTCTGACGCAACTAATCCAGAAAACTCTCTTCACAATATTTCTGTAAATCAGTTTGTGGAAATCACTGGTTTTTCTACTAACACTGGTTATAACCAAGTTGGTCAAGTTACTGGAGTTTTTGGTGCTGGTACGACCTTTACAATTGACTCTGCTGTAGTACCTGCTACCGACGCCCCAGAAACTGGCGGAACCTACTACTGCTACAACGCAGAGGTAAAGGCAGAAGCGGATTCAGTACTATTCTTCACTGCAAAAAATCCAGTCCCAACCAGTAGAAACATTGTTCTAAGTTGGTTGTCAGACAAGCCTATAAAGTTTTACATAGTCTTTTGGGATACCAGTTTTCCTGACACGCCTTTCTTCCTAGAGGTTGACGCCAACAAAACTGAAAGCATTATTGCTCTTTCAGGGGTAAATAAATATCTTTGGGAAGTTCCACAGGAGATTGGCTACTATGCTGTCTACGCTGAAGTACCTGCTGGCGGAGATGAAGTCACTGTAAAAGAGTGTTATGTCTTTGAGTCTGTCGGAGACTTAGGTAAAAAAGTAGAGAAAATTTCTAATGCTTTCATCTCTTCTTTAGCCAACAATGCCAATGAAATAACTTTTTACACCAGTAGCACTCACTCCTATGAAGCCAATGACGCGGTGGTGCTTAGCGGTTTGGACACTATCTCATCTGCTCTAAACGATGAGTTCACTATTCAATCAGTGGCGGCTGATAAAAGAAGTTTCACTGTAAGTGCTCCAGTCACGGTTGTAGAAGTAGGCACTACTAGCGGAAGCAATCTGGTCTACACCACCGCGCAAGTCGACCCAATTACTAATGTCTCTACCAATACTGACATTTCTGGACTTATTTATGTAGGTCAGTCCTACACATCTAGCAACACAACTGCTATGCCAAACGGCACCGTAACTCAAATCCTAAGTAGCGAACTAAAAAGCAATACCCAAACTGGACTAATTGCTACTTTGGCATCTGGTGCCAACACAATTACTTTGACTACTGGAAATACCGACGGAATTACCGTAGGACAACTTCTCACTAAGACTGCTGGCACTGGCGTTTTTGGTAATACTGGAACCGTCTATGTTACTCAGGTAACTAGCACCACTGCTTTGACCGTAGATGCTAACCACGCTACATCTGGTTCTACCACTTTTACATCTTCTCTTCTCAATAAAAATTACGACTCGTTTACGCTAGCCAATAACAGCGGCGCTACCAACTCTTCCGTATTACTGTCTTTCTCTCTACAGCCAACTGATGCCAGTGCAAATGTGAGCCTAAACGCTAGTGCCATTGGTGGATTCAAAAAGCACCAATCTAGCGTTGTAAACCCAAGTGGTTTGACAATTGAAACAAAGAATGGTCAAGCAGTGAACCTGACTGACGACTCAACAGACAATTATGTGACGGTGTACAACACTGACTCCCTAGCGGTTGCCACCATTGATGGAGTGGGTAAGGGTACATTTGCCACCGTCGAAACTGCTGGAAGTGTAAGTGCCAATAGCGTAGCCGTAGACGGGACAGTCACTAGCGGTGATGTAGTTTCTAACTCAGCCACTATTCAGAGTCTGACAGCAAATACTTTTACCACTTCTACTGACATCCTGCTTTCCAACACAAATACATATGTGGTTGGAAGTTTTTCTAATGCTACATATAACAACGGAACTGCCTACACCGACTCTTACCTAAATAGACTGGCTAGAGGAGTTATTTACCACTCTTACTGGGATATTCCGACTACCAACATCCCTAGCGGAATTCAGTATTACGGTCTTGCCAATGGAATATTCCAACTTGAAAGCGGTAGAGCGTATCAAATGGTTGTTGGTGCTGGTGGCTTGAGACTTACCCCCAACAAAAATGTGGCTATGGAGTTGCTAATTAGCCCTAACCCAATCAAGGTCACTGACACCAATGATTTTGCTCGTCTGTCTTATGTAATATCCACTACTGGAGGTGCCAGTCAATACTTCAGAGACATGGTTGGTTATTTCCAAAGTACCCCTAAAACTGGTTCTACTTTTACTGGTGGAGTGACTACAAACCTAACTAGCGCAACCATAAGCAGTTGGTCTAAGGGAACTGGTAGCAGTACAGTTACAGTGACTCTTTCTAACGCCACTCCGCTAACTAACTACTTAAAAACTAATGACTATGTTTCTATTAGCAATGTTGTCCCAGCAATCTCTGGCGAAAGTAGTTTTTATAACGGTATTTTCCAAATAACCAAGGTCAACAACTCGGCATTTACATATGTACACGGCGGGGCTACAACGCCAAGCGCAAGCAACTCCGATGGAAGCGTCGATTTAGTAGAGCCTCAGATGGTGGACCTTGCTGCCACTTTCTCCAACACTTCGGGAGCGACATCCACCGTCAACACCATTTCATTCGCAATTAGAAATTACTTTGTCCCCGGTCAAAGAGTAAGCGTTACTGGATTTTCCGCCCCTAACACCGCTTGGAATGTTACTGATGTCTTTGTCACTAGCGCGAATGCCACCAGTTTCACCGTATCTTCTAACGCTATTGCTGGAGTCTGCACATCTCCTTGCGTCACCGCTACTGTTTCTTGGACAACCAATCAACTTCAAGTAAATAAGACTGTTTTGCCAGCACTCACTCCAATTTATTGGATTCTCAGACTAAGGCACGCTTCTAATACAGACGCGGTTTCTAATATTATTACAACTGGAGAGCCCGCTGGCATATTCTCTATTAGTGATTTAGGTCAGGCTAAGACGCTTACTTACTCGGCACCCACCCAAGACTGGACAACTGGATAGTTGAACTTATTAGTAAGGG